CCGTTGTCAGCGTAAACGTCTAGGTCAAAGGCGTACAGATTACCGTTCTCATAATCGCCAACAACAACTTCGCTGTTGTACGTCATCTGGCAGTTGCTGCGATGCCGTGTAAAGCTACCGTTGTCAAAGCCAGCCCGCTCATGCCACGCCTGAGTTGATACGTCGTACACCCAAGTGGCGTTGGCCGATGGGAACGTCAAAACGTAAAAAGAGTGGCCTTCCTGCTGGTAGGTATAGGCAATTGCATCGCTGATGTTGCCGTACTGAGCAATCGCGTATTCAATCGCGTGGGTGCTGATCCGCTGACCTGAATAGCCTTGCGAGCGGTAAACGATGCCCTGACCGCGAGCGTCAGCACCAAGCCAGAACAAACCGTTGTCTAGTTTGGCTACCGAAAATGTTGCAGCGCAACCAATCTCGTTATACGCGCCTTGGATGCGTTGCAGCGGGAAGTCTGCGTTGCCAGCGTCGTAGTAAACCTCAACCGAGTTAGTCCCAAACAACCACGCTTCGCGGTGGTCAACGATCATGCTAACTAGATTGTCCGGGCTACCTTCAGCGCTGGCAAAATCCAGCGGGTCAATTGAAGTGCCATCCAGCAGGGTGGTTACCCAGACCTTTTGGCTGTTGGGTTCAATGAAAACAAAGTACCCGTCGAGATAACCAACGGTCAAAGCGCCGGGGAAGTCTGGGTCTGTGATTGGACCAAACGCGCCCGTGCTGTTGTTGTAGATGTAGCTCGGCCCACCGCAAGCGATAAACAACTGTGTGCCGTTGTCCACCATGCTAACGGGGCCTGTGCCCGACACCGTGCCGATCACTACCGGCGTTCCAAACCCTGCCATTGAGTAGAGTTTGTCACCGCTAACAATGTAAGCAACGCCACCATACGTCCATAGTCCCCGAACGGGACCATCACCAGCGGTGGTCAGCAACCGCAGTCCTGGCGCTCTGTTTAGAAACGCTGGTTCTTTACCGGCTTCGGGAACAATCTCAGGAAAAATATTGACCATTCTGTTGTCGGCAGCGTTAATGCTCCGAGCAACATACGCCGATCCCAGAATCGGCGTTTTCATGCTTGCACCTTAGTAGTTTCCGCGTTAAACTTGATGGTCAACAAGGAGTGCAACATGGAATCCTCAAACCTGACCGCAGATGAACTGAGAACGATGCTTGCCTATGACAAAACCACGGGTATTTTTACATGGATCATCCGGCCTAGCAAAGCCATTCATGCTGGCGACATAGCAGGGAACACCAACAAATTTGGTTACGTTACGATAGGCGTCAAAAAGAAAGTTTATAAGGCGCACAGACTTGCTTGGTTTTATGCACATAACGTCTGGCCCAATGGTCTTATTGACCACATCAACGGGCGTAAGGACGACAATCGATTGTGCAATTTGCGAGTCGTTGCGGCTGATGGCAACTCGCAAAATGTTCGCAGACCCAATCGTCACAACAAATCTGGATTTCTCGGTGTGATTTGGTTTCAGAACAAATGGCGAGCCAACATTACAATCAACAGGAAAACCCGTTGGCTTGGGGATTATTTGACGCCCGAAGAAGCCCATCAAGCGTATCTGAATGCCAAACGCGAGCATCATGCGGCTTGTACTATTTAGTAGTTTCCGCATCAATAATTGCCGGCGTAGACGTTGAACCGCTGGCGCGTTGCAACAATTGCGTAAGGCATCGACATCACATCGTCAGGATTGTTGATGCGCTTGAGGTTGCGCTTGCTGGTCATGGCAATGCGCTTAACCTGCTCTGATGGTTCCACGCCAAACTCAGGCGCGATCTCCATCGCTAAGTTATATGTGAACGCCCGCAGGTATCCCGGTGGGAAAGCCAGCGTAGTCGCTAACGTAGCTGGTTGCGACAACTCCTCAACACTGATGAAGTGAAACTCCAACAAGCGCGTGGGCTTGGGGTAGATGTAGATGTCAATGTCGGGGTAGGTCATGTTTACGAACATGACCTGCGGATAGGTAGACGTTACGGTCTTGACCGCAATCCCGTCGTACTGCTGCTGGTTGATCAGCTTGATGCCGTAAGACACGTTGGTCTGCGGGTCGCGGAAATACGTCGCGTCATCAACTAGGATCGGGCGAACAGCGGTTCCGTTTAGACGCACCAAAGATCCTGATGGACCGAGCGTAGCGTTAATTGCACCGACAGGCCAATTAACAATCTGATCTATGGTTGAAAACACCGACAACCTCTCGGTGTTCCACGAATCAATCATCTGATTCATTGCCATCAATGAATCTTGCATCACCGAAGCCGATGACGTCTCACCTTCTGCTAGGACACCCAACAGTCGCAGGGCGCGGTTGATCTGCTCACCAGCCGAATATGTTGCCATCGTAAACCTCGTAGGTGGGGCCGAAGCCCCGCCGTTTAGCTTGCGCCGTGAATGATGCAGAAGTTAATTACAACCGCTTCAGAGTATGAAGTCCCGCTCAAATTACGCAACGTAATTGAAGCAGAACCAGCAGACATATTAGAAACGTAAGAAGTGTACGCACCAGCGGTACTGCCAGTAGTAACACTAGAGATACAGACAGTAATTACATCATTGGTGGAAATCAAACTGTTGTTTAACGTAAACGAAACCGCAGTAGATCCAGCCAAAGCCGCATTGTTCATTGTGATGCGACCAGCAGACTTGTTCAACGTGACTGCCGTTGATTTGTCGGTTGCTTGCGTCACAGTACCTTGAGCAGCCGCGCTATAGCCAATCTCTTGGCTTGCGTAGCAGGTCGTGAATTCTGGGTCGCTATATGCGACTCCAACTGCTTGCGTATTAGGCATAGTAATTCCTTAAAAAAGGGGAGAGCTTGTGGCCCTCCCCTTAGACTTAGACGCGGTAAACGACGTAAGTCGCATCGCCTGTGCGACGGAACATAAACCGACCGCTAGACGTAACAGCAACTGCCACAAGAGCATTGCCGCCATCAGACACGCCAGTACCAACTGCCAGAGTTGCCGTGCCAGACGACGTACCAAGGTTTACCAACACGAGTTCAAACGTGCTGTTAACTTTGGCGCTGGTCACTAGAGCGTCTAGCGACGCTCCGGTGGGCAGCGTGTACGTCTGAGCAGCGGTAGCACCAGAACCAACCAACAGGACGCCAGAGGCGACTTGAGCGGCGGTCAGGGTTGCCGTAGCAGCAACAGACAGAGGAGCGGCTTGGTAGCCAATAATAACTTCATTCAGGTTGCCGTCACCGACTTGGTAACCACCTGCGCCATTAGGGAGAGCCATGATATTTCCTTAAAAAGAGGTTCAACCCCAGAGGCGGCAAGCCATCTGTGGACGGATCGTCGAGAAGCCATACAGAACGTCAATACGACATGGCAGACGGTCGTTATTGATGTCGTACTGGCGAACCACACGCAAGCTGATACCGTTGTGAACTGCGCGAGCAGCCATGTCAACACCCTGCGGCAGCAACAAGTCAGCCGTAGCAAACGTGATTGCGTCCTTGTGGTAGACCAAGTTCTGTGGGTACTGGGTTGATGCAGTTCCAACAAACGTGATAACCGCGCTGGTAGCTGGGAACGCATCAATGGTAGCCAAAGCATTTGCCGACGTGTAAAGCGCCGGAGAAATTGCCAAGGTCATTGCAGTACCGGAGGTCACGCTGTTGTCAGCGGTCACAACGAACTGTTGAAGCGAACCAGTTGACTCACGGGTCTGTGGGTTGACTGCGTACACGTTAGCGATGGTGAAAACGTCGCCTTGCTTAACCGTCTTGGTTCCGCTGGTGAACGTAATAGCGAGGGTCGACTGACCTTCAACAAACGTAGCACTTGAGGAAACAATTGGAGATGCAGGGAAGTTACCCGTGGTGTGCTGCTTGATCGACTGAGACATATTGATCTCGTCATAGCCCAACACGCCCGTACCCATCATGCCGTTCTTGAACTGCTTGCTGATGGTATCCGTTGGGTTGAACAGACCTTTCAAACCCTCAACCAAACCAGCGTTTGCAGCGGGGTTAACCGTTGCATAGCGTGGGTTCATAACAGCAGCGTTCTCGTTCAGTTTCTGTTGAGCTTGCAACAGAACCAACGAAGAAGCTGGAGTCGTTCCGGGTGTACCAACGGTGTTACCGATTGCTTTGTACGCATTGGCAACGTCAGCGTCAATGCTAGAGGCCAACTGCGAGATACGCGGCTTGAGAACGCGCTCTGCGAAGTCGTCCAACTGCATGGTCAATTCGGCAGAAGTGAAGTTCACGCCGATGTGCTTCTGGGTTGAAACGGTCAGGGTGGTGAACTGCTCGTTGTCGTCCTGAACTTGCAGGGCAGCACCGTCAGTAACCAGAGCGCGGTCGGGCAGACGAATACGCAGGGTCGAACCGATCTTAGCGCCTTCAACAGCGAAAGAATCGTCGTACTGGCGGTTGACGTTACGGGTAAGAACCAGATTGTTTTCCAAGATCTCTAGGGCTTTCCTAGTGATCATGTCAATCGTAAGAATGCTATTTGACATGGTAATTCCTAAAAAGAGTTAGCGATTCTGAGCTTGCCATTTCTTGATCTGACGCTGCCGTTCTGCTTCAATCCATTCCGAAGTAGTCATGCTCTTGGTCGACCGAGGATCGGTCGTATCATAACTAGGATTGCCAGCGGTTCTTGCAGTTACAGGTGAAATGGGTGCGGGCGCGGACGTAGTACGTTTGACCGGAACATCGTTAGCTATTTTAGCTTCAATGCGTCCAATCTCTTTTGCTTGCAAGATCGGGCTAAGACGGGAAATACGATCTGTCTCTTTTGGATTGGACCCGAGGTAGTAAGCTACATCAGGGCCAGCATCAGAGGCTTGAATCGCTTGCGCCATCACGGTCGTGATCTTGAGAGTCGGGTTATACGCGACTTGTTCAAAGTCATCGTACTTGGTCCGAGCCTCTTCTTCACGCTCGTGATATGCCTCAAGAATCTCCGTCTGTTGGCGATGCTGTTCGCGCTGCTCGATTAGCTTGATTGCCTTGGCTTCTGCATACGCATCAACCGAATCAAACTGATCTACAGGCGGGACATCAACGGTAACGGGCGGTGGTGCTTGACGCTCACGCTCCCACTTTCGCTGTTCTCTTGCTAGACGTTTTTGGATTGCTGCATCAAGCTCTTCTTGCGAAAAGGTCTTGGGCGCAACTTCCGGCGTATCTACAGGTTCTGGAGTCGCCGTGACATCCAGTTCCGGCGCGGGCGCTACTTCCGCTTCAATCGCTACTTCTTCGGTCATTTTGAATCCTGAGATTCCCCGGTGATCCGCGCCGGTACGGTTATCTTACATTATTGAGCCAAGACTGCAACTTGATTTTGGTACGCAGCTACAACTTCAGGAGTCCACGCAGCATTGCAGATCGCTTGCACGTTTGCAGGAACGCCGCTGATGTCTTGACCGGGAACCAGACTTGACCGATGGTAGGCTTTAGACAATTCCACGTTATCCTCAAGGATGCGCGTTGCTTCGCGGACTAGCACAACACCGTTTTCGGTGACGGTGATTTGGTCAACAACGGTTGATTTGGTAAGAGACATGACAATTCCTTTAAACACTATAATTAAAATTAACTGCTACATAAGTTCCGCTTCCACCCGGAAACGTGCCATTATATGAAAGAACGTACAACATCGTTGAAGACGCTCCGTTCCCAATTAAAGAAGTGTTAGTTGCTACGTTTACACCATAAGCATAAACTTGTGTTGAAGTTGCTATTGCAAACGGTAGGTTAGAAATGCTATAGGAACCAGAAGCCGTTCCCGCGTTTGAGATATTGGCGAATACAGCACAAAATACTTGCTTTCCAATTTTTACATAAGAACCAGATGCTGAGTAAGTTGTTACTGTCCCTGCATACGCGCCTATTGTTGGCGTCCAAGTGCCTTCTTCGTAGTCGGCCAGCAGTTCACTTGTGCCGGTTCCCGGCGTGGCAGAAAAATCAATACCTTTTCCGCTTGTGCCGATAACAAGGTTTCCGAGAATCGTAAGATCGTCGGTTGTTTTGTTATAGGTTAGCCCTGAGTCGCCACCAAAAGTAGACCCGCCATCGTTAAATTGAACTTGGGTATCTGACCCTCCGGGCGACCCGCCGCTAACAGTTGTCCAACTCATAGCGCCAGCGGTCGTAGCGACAAGAGCTTGACCGTTAGCGGTTGGTTGTGCCGTGGGAAGCGTATAAGACTGAGTGCCAGCAGTTGCAGGAGCCGCGAGAGTGACCGTGCCGCTGGTTGAACCTCTGTGAACAGTTGACGAAAATGATCCTTGTGTAAACGTACCTGCTGCTGCTGCCGTCGCGCCAATTGCCGGAGGAGATGCAAGGTAAGTGCTAAAACCAGTACCGCTGACCGTTGAACTTGCTGCAAGCGTTGTGAATGATCCGGTGCTTGGGGTTGTTGCTCCAACCGTGCCGTTGTGAGGACCAGCCAATCCTGCTGCCGTCAGCGTTGTACCATTAAATGTCAAATTGGCAGAGCCGGCAAAAGCAGTTCCACCACTATTATATTGAACTTGCGTGTCAGAACCCGCTGGCGTTGCGCTTGCCGCTGCCCAACTCATCGTTCCGGCTTTAGTTGATGTAAGAGCAAACCCGTCAGCCGTAGGCTGCGCCGTTGGGAGCGTATAGCTTTGCGTTCCCGCAGTTGCTGGCGCTGCTAATGCTACCGATCCAGAGGTTGACCCCAATAACGCCAGACTCTTTGAAAGCGTGACGATCTGAGCCGTATCAATCGCAACAGCAGTTGTGCCGCCAGTTTGCAAGGAAAGGGTTGCAACTGAATCACCAGTAGTGACGACACCACTTGTCGTTGCGTTAATAGTTGAGGCCATGAATTTTCCTTAGAAAATGCCAAAGAATGAAGTGACAAGCCACTTATCAGGAGGTGCAATCGTGACCGAGACACCGGGAGCAATTCTGGTCGCACCAAAACTCATCGCGTTTTTGTTTGCGCCCAAAGAATAACTAGTGGATATTACAGTATCAGATTGGACTAATGGGCTTGACGTTCCACCGCCGCCTGAATACTGTGGGATGTTAAGTGTAGTACCGTTAAACGTAGCCGCGCCGCTAGTTCCAACGGTTGTCAAAGCAATCGGTGATTGGTAGTCCGTGTTGGCTACAGCATTTGCTAGCGCCCCGCCAGAATTACCTTTAAGAATTGCCGTTCCAGACGGGGGAGCAAGATAATCAGTTCCCGCAGTAGCCGCGCTAATCGCAGTACTGTCACCTTTAAGCAGTCCTGTAACGGTTGTGCTTAACGTAATCGCTGGCGTTGTAGACGAATTAGCAACCGTCCCCGCAAACCCATTTGCAGAGGCAACGGATACGTTAGAAACTCCTCCCGGCGCGCTATCCCAAACCGCCGTCGCGCCGGTTGATTTAAGAAACAACCCCGCAGTACCAATAGCCAGACGGGTAGCAACGTTGGTTCCACTGCCAACAATCAGATCGCCAGCAGTAGTGATTGGCGACAACGCATTGAACGCATCAGAAGCGTTATTCTGACCCGTGCCACCGTTAGCAATTGCAACAATTCCGCTGACGTTTCCAGCCGTTCCAGTCGTATTCTGGTTCAGCGTTGGTACGTCTGTTGCCTGAATTGTAGACATCAGCACGTTTGTGCCGTTGCCACGCAGATACGAGCCAGACGTTACCGATCCGGCAAGCGCGTTAATTGCCAGTTGCTGCGAGTTTGCGCCCGTACCGCCATTCACAATTGCGACCGTTCCAGACGTAATCTGCGAGCCAGAGATTGCAATGTTGGTATTAGCCGCTGCGGTTAGCTGGCCTTGGGCGTTGACTGAGAACGTAGGGACCTGCGAGCCACTACCGTAGCTGCCCGAAGTGACTGCCGTGTTGGTAATGCTGAACTGGTTGGTAGCCAGCGACAGGCCGGTTCCGTTGGTGTAAACGGTTGAGCCAGACGCAAACTGCGTGAACACCAAGCTAGTCGTGCCAACCGTAATCGGCAGCGGGGTGGTTTGCACCCAAGACGTATTGGCGTTAGTTGTGCCAGCCGTAATCAGAAAGTAGTTGCCAGAATTGATCTGGTTGTAACCGCTGCCCGACGTATTCATGTCGGTTGCACGAGTCAGCACAAATGGGGTAGACCCATTGCCAACCGTAGTTACAGTATAAACTCCGTTCTGTAACGCAGATGCTTGATTCTTAACGAGAATTCGGTTGCCAACGCTAGGCGTTACCGAGTCGACCGACAACGCACCGTTAGCCGATGCGGTCAGCGTAGCGCCAACACCGCTTGATCCGTTGCTATACGTTACCGTTGGCAAAGCAGCGGTTGTTGCAAGATTACAAGCCTCATGGAACGTCAAGCCAGCAGCAATTGAATCAACGTATGTCTTGTTGACAAGATCGTTGGCGCTAGTTGGTGCGGTTGTAATCTGACCGCTGGTGGTCGTAAACGTCGTAAAAGCACCCGTAGATCGCGTTGTAGCGCCCACAGATGTATTGTTGATCGTGCCGCCAGTAAATGTACCGCCTGTTACTGTTTTGCCCGTAAAAGTTAGTGCAGCGGGCAATGACAGCGTAACCGTTGATGCGCCAGTTGCCGTAATTTCGTTTGCAGTACCAGCAACGGTTGTAACTGGAGCAGAACCACTAGTTACAGCGGTCAATCGACCGTAAGCATCAACCGTAAAGCCCGGATTGGTGTAAGTGCCGGGAGTTACCGCAGTCGTTGCAAGGCTAATCGTGCCGCTGGTGGTAATCGGGCCACCAGTTAAACCGGCTCCAGTATTAACCTGAGTTACAGATCCAGAACCACCGACAATGTAGCTAACCGCAACCTTTTTGGTTACGCCGCTCTGAACAATAGGAACGACTTCGGTTCCCGCAAGCGGGGTAGTCGCTGACGGTAGTGCCGTAATCGTGGTATTTGCCATGCTTTACTCGAAAAACACCGTTGCAGCTACAGTCCCGCTGATCACAATGTACAGGCCAGAGCTAAAGTACACACCGCCCTCGTCGCCGGTAAACACGTAGCTGGTTGCACCAGTTGGCGTAAACACCCCGACAATCGTGTCAGTCGTGGTAGCAGCGGCGCTGTTGTACACCGTAATCGTTGGTGTACTACTGGCGGCAGATACAAAGATGCCCTTGAGCTTGCCACCCATCGGCTTGACGTTAGCCGATGCCGTTAAATATTTGTACGTCGCGGCCATATTTACCTCACGCCAAGAAGCGTAGTTTGTAAAGGGTTCTCAGATAGACTTCAATAATATTGTCAATCAACTGCTGCAAAGACATATCAGTCTTGTCGACAACTTCGTAACGAGCGGCTTCAATCTCAGCTAACTGAGCTTCCAAGAATTCTATGATGTTAGTCGTTTTCTTGGCTGACATCAACGTAATTGGGCCGATCAGACCGTGCCGCCCTTGGTAGGCCTCGGCAAAATCGTCTGCCGCCTCAATGATCAACTCGTAAAACTTCTGCAACGCCTTGTGCTTGCTGTAACTACGGGTGTTCAGGTGTACGCTATGGGCTACATCACGCCCTAGGAATAAAAGACCAACAAAATCCGCAGCTTTCATTGCATCATCCCTTGCTGTGGTGCGTACTCAGCCGATTCCGGCAGCATCTCGTTTGTTTCCCGACCCGGCATCTCAGCAACCAGATCGCCACTCGTAATCATACCGTGTAGCGTACCCATAACGATGTCTTGAATCTGCTCTTCAGACATACCCGCTTGAACCGCTGCGATACGCTTAGTCTCAGCGTCAAACGCCTTGATCTTAGCTTCGTAGTCCTTGCGCTCCATGTCCTGCGCTTCCATCGACTTGCCGACGTTCTGCAACATCTGATGCAGTTGATCCAACTCTGCCGCCATCGCTTGCATCTGCTGCTGCGCGGCTTGCAATTGTGGATTGTCTTCAGCGTCGCCCATGAGTTTGGGGTCAATCGTCTTGGCAAACCGTTTTGCCATCTCTTGAGCACCCGGCCAGTCCATGTTCTTAACGAACAGATCGCCAGCGACCGCCCACAATTGTGGGTTGCCTTGCAACAGTTGCGCCATCGCTTCAAGAGCCTCTTGGCGCTTGGTGGCATAGCCCGGACCCGTTGCAACCACTACGTCGTACTTGCCAACTGAAGGGTTGTAGATCTTGTCGATCACAATACCCTCTTGATTCTGGATCTTACGCACGGGTTCTTGCTGCGTAGGGTCAATCTTGACCATCTTGGTTTCGCCATCAATCCCGATAATCCGGGCGATGCGTTGCGTATCGTAAATTTTAGGGATTAGGTCAACACATTGCCTACCAATGTGCCGAACAGCCCGTGCTAGGTTGTCTTGGTAGTGGTAAGTGCCTACGTCACCCTCACGCTGGCGGGCAAGGATAGCTTTGCCGGAACGCTCGTTGGACGTTTGGCCCAACGATGCGTTGTACTGCCCAGTAGCAGACTTAATGTCCTCAGAAGCACCTAATTTGGCGTTCATAAGGCCAGATGACGCCATTGGCGGCTGCGCCCGTTGCGGTAACGGCAGAACTGCACCCTGACCGTCCGTCACATCTGGGTTGACTTCTAAATAAGGCCAGTTATTCGTGTTAGCAGTCTTCCATTGGGTTTCATAACCCTCAAACTGCCCGCCATAACCAATAAACGGGGCCTTCGGAGCCAGCGCCAGCATTTCTGCCTCTTGGCTGGTCCAATAGTTGTACATCCGTTGGGCATCTTTGGCGTTACGCACCAGTCCGCTGATGTAAATGCGTCCTTCGACCTCGTATTCGTTACCAATTACCCGCACAACAGGGATGCAACTACCGGCCCACTCCTGCTCTTCAAGTATTTCGTAACCGTTGATCTTGCACCACTTGATCTTTTTGATCTCTGCTTGGCGCGACTTTTTCGGTGTGCCGTAAACCGCCTTTAACTGCTTGTCTTCAGGCGTACCCTCAAACGCAGTCACGTTTCCGGGGTACAAATTTAACTTTTTACGCTCGTAATCGCAGTAAAAATACTCTGCGATACGGATCGTGTCGGTGTTGAGCCATTGACTCAGGTTCTGATCACCGATACCGAGCGTTTCCAGCGTAGAAATAGGCGATGCGTTAGGAAAAAGCCGCGCGTATTCGTCTTTAGACAGATCCTCGGTGATAAAACACCACTTAGCATCGCTGCCGCACGGGTCTTGGATCAGCGGGTCCATGTAAACCGAGAAGCTATTGCGAACGCGGGCGATCTTAATGTCCTGATCGAACGTATCGTCGTCGCAATACTCGGTCAGAATCCGAATGTAGCCCTCGCCATAGGCGACTTGGTTCTCGCAAGCCGTGTCATACGCCACATCCGCATCCGAGATGTACTCGATATGCCGGATCATGCCGTTGAAAATCTCGGCAACCTCAACGTCAGCGTTGTCATCAACCGGGATGACCTTGACGCTAGGCCGGTTCTGGCGCTGGTCGTTGGTAATCTGATGTACGTGCTGCGGCAGCTTGTTAATCGTCAAGCATGGCCGCGCGTTAATCGTCTGACCCTGCACCGCACCACGGGTCGCCAGCACATCTGCGGGCCATTGCCATTGGTTATCAGGGCTACCGGCGTAGAAACGCAGGTCGTCTAGCTCATCTTCCCGACTTTCCGAGTATGCCGAGATTGCCATCGACAGGCGATCCCGCGCTGTTGACAGCACATCCGAGTCGCTCTTGAGTGGTTTGCCACCCAACGCGACGTTGCCAACAGCGTTAATTCCGGTGTAGTCAGCCATCAACACTTCCAGCGTTTAAGTGACGCTTTAGCCCGCTCTGCATCGCCAGAAGCGTGGGCTACAACGCCTTCCATTCTAGCGCAGAAACTAGACTTCCTGCCCTTATCGGCTTCGGTCTTGGGATTAGGCGCTGGCGCTTTCAGATGGCTACCCGTGGCGGCGTTGTACTTCTCACGCCCCTTTTCGGTCAGGCCAGCGCCTTTGCTGGCTGGCAACTTCTCGCCGCGCCCAACCGATAACGATACGCCTTTCTTCATTTCCTATTCTTTAAAAATTTAGCCGCATCTTCAGGCGTTTTTAAGTTTAACGAGTCTGGGTTTACACCCGTGTCCCGCATAAAGTATTCTTTCCATGCCGTAGGGTGTTCTGCCGATTTGAGCATTTTACCACCCGGAAGCGATGAGGGCCAATGAAAACGATTGTTGTCATACGGGTCGCGCTCTGGTTGCACACCGGCTTTCCACGCAGCCCTGTAATCATAGTCTTTAGTGTTTAAGTCGGGTTCTTCGCCGTACTCTTTTACAAACTCGCCAAACCAACCTGTACTCCTAATCCAATTCTGGAACGCCGCCTCATCGTCTGGTGCTTTAGCCTTGCGGGTGCGACCAACTTGCGCTGCAAGCATTGGATAACCAGTGTACGCGCCCACCTGACCTGCAAGCGCGTTTGACGGAACTGGTGCTAACGCATTTGCGGGCATTATTTCTTCTT